AATTATGCGAAATAACAAATGCTCGCTACTTGTAGTAACGCCTTTTAGGCCGCCAGCCCCTGCCGGCATTGGCGGCCATTTCATTGCAAATACCTTCTTTGGCCGCTTCAAAATAAACGTCTTTCAAGCCTTCCTTATCGCGTTCTCGGGCTTTGTGGTAATTCAAAGAAACAATGATTTCAAGCGGTTGCCTGTTGCAGGTTTCGGCAATTTCCAACATAAACGCAAGCGGCAGATTCATGCGGCCTTTGCGGTATTGAGAAATGTGAGAAGTCGAAACGCCCCAATGGCGGGCTAGCGCATAGTCTGAATAAAGCGGTTTGTACATTTTGAACAAATCCAGCCATTGCGAAGCAGAACGCATGATAAAACAAAGCCTTATGGTTAATTCATAAGGCTATTGTAAAACAGCGTACGGAAGCTCGCCAGACGTGCGGATGCTCGCTATTTCAGATGATTAAAAATTAGTCAATCGAGAATGTAACGGAGGCCTGCAAATCGTGCCATAAGCCTGATTTGTAGTTTCCTTGTTTTGCAGCGGTGATAGCGGCCTGATCTAGGGATTTGTAACCGCTTCCGGAAAGCAGTTTTACCTCATACGCCGATCCATCAGGCATAACGGTAATCTTCATCTTGACAGTGCCTGTTTCCCTTCGCCGTATGGAAGTAATCGGATATTCGGGCTTGACAGTTAGGCCGTCTGAAATAATGTTCGGTTTGTATCGGGATTCGGAGTTTTGATGGCGGTCGATAAGGCGGTTTGAGTCATATTGTGAACGTTCCATTTCTCTTGACATTAAATTCATTGTTTGAGTCATGTAGTCGTTGATCAGTTTATGCCTTTGGTAAGCGGCAAATAAAGGTACTGCCGAATATATGGCAATACAAATTATTGCAATGAATCCAAGATATTTAAGCTGCTTAATTTCGTTTTTGTTTGCTAACGGGATTTTGTAATAGGCATACTCCCGCTCATCTTCTTTTTTTTCGTTGGCCGTATTATTTTCAGTGCTTGATGCCCTGCCCCATTTTTTATCTTCGTCTTCGGGTCTTAGTCCATCTCCCCATGCCATGATTATTTTTCCTTTCAGATATTTTTGATTGTTACGTTCCCATTTTCATCAACTATGGCGCGGTCTAGTGCTTCGTTAAGAAGAATGTGAACTAACTCGCTGTCTCGTAACGGCTGCCTGCCTAATTGGACAAGTTTTTTATTTGTTCCGATTGCAAGTTGTCTGATTTTTTCGTCTTGTGATTCTTTAATTCGTAGGTTTTTCATTTTTGCTCCAATTTTTTTAATAATGTAGTCAAATGTTTGCGCGTATACAAATATTTTATTGTTGTGTATACACTATTGCACATTTACAATATTTAAAAATGTATACACTATGACATGTATTTTTACAGTGTTGTAGAAAAGAGAAAATCCCCTTCCCGCCCATGCCGCATGCCGCGCTTGCGCGGCGGCGGCGGGGCGGGTGGGGAGGAATCCGGAAGTTAGGAAAATGGAAATAATGCCAACATCATCAAAAATGACAGAAAGAACGAACGGCTGCTTGCCGTTTCAGGCAGCCCCCATGAGTAACACGGGGGGTGCTGTAAGCGAAAGCTACGCTCATCTGGTGATGATGAACGGCAAAGTAAAAGAAATAATCCTAAAACGCGGGAATCAACAGGCAGGGTTTATAGACACACTGACCGTAGTCCTGCACGAAGACACATTTATCAGGGATGATCAATTAGGCTCGTACGAAGAAATAGCGGCGAACTGCTCCGCCGAACTGGCCGAAGTAATGGGCTACGGCATCAGCTTTGAAAACAAAGGCGGTCGGAATTTTTACGAAAAATCCTACCAGCTCGGCGATGAAGAACATAACTACGGCTTCGTGGCCGTCGGCGGCAGAAAAAACAAAGACACCGTATGTCTGCACTTTACGGGCGAAGGCCTGATAGCCGCTAAAGACGGTTGGGAATTACGCCTTTATGAATTCCTGACCGAACGCGCAAAACAGCCCCGTATCAGTCGTTGCGACGTAGCCCATGACTTTCTGAACGGCGAATACACCTGTGAACAAGCCCTAAAAGACTGGGAAGACGGCGGCTATACCCTGCACCGCTCCAAGCCCATCAGCGAATGCGTGGGCGGCGATTGGAAACTATACAAAGGCACCGGCAAAACCTTTTACGTCGGCTCGCGCAAAAACGCCTCCCGCTTTGCCCGCATCTACGAAAAAGGCAAACAGCTAGGGGACGAATTAAGCCCTTGGGTTCGCGCTGAAGTCGAATTCAGGGCGCGGGATATCATCATTCCGCTTGATATTTTGATAGCGGCTGGCGAGTACCTGACCGCCTGCTATCCCGTATTCGGGCAACTGTTTTCGCAATACGGACACGCACCGTCTAAACCTGAACGCATTGAAAAAGAAAAAGAAATATCAATCGCTCATGTGGGAAAGTACGCATCAATGCAGGTTAGCCGTGCCGTCGTCATGTACGAAGAAATGGGCATGACCGACAAGGAAATAATAACCGCACTTAAAAGCAAACAAACAGAAATGCCCAAACGCTTGGCAAAACAGGCTTTTGACTGCGCCTATCTGTACCGCGATTACATCCATCAAGCGGGCCATGTCCCGCGGGATCCGCTTGACTTATATGAATTTGAATTAAGCGGCAAGTTTCGTGCTCCCAAAGCTAAAAAAATGACCGATACCGAAATAGAAATATGTGGAAGAAAACACACTCGGAAAAAATTAATGGAAGCACTTATCTTTCTTGATAATGAAGAAAGGAAGAAATATGAAGAATCCGACGAATATGTGGCCTGGGCTCAACAAAGGGCGCATGGCATCCCGAATTGCCTTGTAAATCTTGAGCAAAAAGTAGCGGCAAAACTGAACAAAGCACATTGATTTTTAAACGCGGCGATAGCTTTTTGAAGGCTTAATCTTCGGGCATCTGCCGAATCTCAAACCTCCTAACGAAAGGAAAATATTATGTTAATGACACTGCGTAAAGTATCTTGGAACAAAGGCCAAACCGACAACGGAATCGAATACGACTATTGCCGTATTGATTGCGATATGCCGATTTACGAAGGCTCTAAAAACGAATTCGGCGTAGACAGCTTTACGCTCGAATTCGGCTCTATGGAACGGCATAAAGAACTCCTGCACCTGAAAGGAAAGCTCCCCGTGCAAGTTGATGTGGCTTATCACGAAGCAAAAAAAGGCAAAAACATCATCCGTGTGGTAGACCATCTGCGTGAAATCAAGCCGGGGGATAAATCATGAACTTGCCAAAAAAAGAAAGATTGATGACTCCTAGGGAAGTATCCCTTGTCTTTGGCCGTGATATTAAAGATTGCAACGTTTACGAAGTCGTAACCGTCGGCGAAAAAGGCAAGGAAAAGCATTATTCCTACATCATGAAACCTCGTGAAAGTTTTGTATGAGTAAAGATGAAAAAGGCGAAGTGCTTTATGTGGGAGCTAGACGTTCTGGCTCGATAACAACATTTATTCCAATAGATGTTGAGTTTGTCCGTATGGAAATTTATTTTAACAAAGACGGAACTGTTAAGAAATACATAAAGCGCAAAATTAAGAAGCGCAAATGATTTTAAGGGCTGGCCGTTTGCCTGTTGAAAACGGTAAAACCTATGACAAAGGAAAAAATCATGAAAATGATTAAAAAACTGAAAACCGCGGCTTATGCCGCTCCGTTGGCCGTAATGGCCGCTCTTCCCCTGTCTGCACAGGCTGCGTTGACTGATGGCGTGAAAAACGCCATTACTGGCGGTTTTGCTGATGCGCAGGAAGGCGCAGGTTTGATGATTGTCGGCTTTGCTGCAATTTTCGGCATCATGCTGATCAAGCGTCTTTTCACCCGTTGATGATATGGGCTATCAGGTAGGCAATAGCTGTCATCCGACGCGGGAAGCTGCTGAGAATGCCTACTTCTCGGCGGTTTCCCCCGTCATTACCGAAAACGGCGTGAAACAGCTAGTTTATAAGGATAAATCCTGGTATTTCGGCAGCCAAAAATTAAACGCATATCTGCCGCAGTGCGACGAAGCGCAAAATTACTTGGCCGGTTATGAAATGATGTCCGCCCTATTCCCAACGGCTATTACTTTAATGGTGGCAAAGGCAATTATAGGTTTGATGAAAAAAGGTTAATAAATGATTGATATTTACTACTTATTTGGTGCATTACAGGCGGGCATGTTTATTTTCTTTATGCTAACGGTGTAGGGGCGAAAAATGAAAAAAACGATAATGGCCGCGATTGTTGCGGCTTTTGTTTTGTTTGCTCCTTCTGCTTTTGCTGTCACTCCCGGTTACTGTATCGGTAAATCTGACGGTAATTATTATCAAGAATATAGAAATGTTCCGGGTGGTGATGCTATCAAGTGTCAAGGTGGTAAAACATTAAATGCGTGCGAGGGTAATGATGGTAAGGGCTTTCGTCAAACAGGTGGGAATATTGTAGGTATTTGTAGGGGCGGTAGTTTGACGTCAGATACCTTTACCTACGGTAAAAGGTTGTGTGTGCCTCCTGAATGTATTTCTCCGACTTGGTTGCCTGAGGCTAATGGTCGTGCTGTTCCGCCTTCAGGTGGCGGATCTTCAGGCGGCGGCTCTTCCGGTGGAGGTGTAGGCAGCCTGGAAATAGTCGATATACCCGGCCAGCAGCCGCCTAAAAAAGACAGCTCCGGCGGTGGTTCTTCCGGTGGCTCTTCGGATGGCATTGGCCCTGTTGGCGGTTGGTTGGGAGATAAAGAGGCGGAAGAGCAGTCAAAACAAAAAGCTCGTGAAGAAAAAGAGAGGCAGGAAAAGGAAAAGAAAAAAGGTGGCGGCAATGTGCCTGACCCAAGCGCGCCGCCGGGTAATACAGGCGGTAGTTATGAGGGTGATCCATTTGGAAAAAAAGACTTGGAGTCTGCAAAGCGATTGATGGAGGCCCTGAAAGCGCATCAGAAAAGATGGGCTGATAATTGGACGGATATTGCTAATCAGGCAAATAATATTAAATCAAATTTGGCCGATGAATTAAGTCGGTGTGATTTTTATCATAAAAATAATCCTAAAAGGTATGAAGATTGCGTCAAAAATGCGGTAAGTAATGCTGCTGAGAAGTCGGAAAAACTGAATGAAAAAATAGAAGTTTTCAAGCGCATGCAGGCGATTGAAGAAAAAGCCCTAAATGAGCAAATACAAGAATTGAATCCCATATCAAAGCTGATTGTTAATGCCTTTTCAGGCTTTACCATTCCTGAAGGCTCCTCGTCGTCTAAAACGACTGAAAAAACAGGCGATGACAAAAACGGAACGACAAAGGAAACCGAAACCATTACGGAAAAAAACAGTGATGGCGGCGGTAGTGGCGGGGGTGTAGTCAATAACTACAACACACAAACCAACAACATCACCACAACCAACAATCAGACAATCAACAATGAAATAGTCAATAAAATTGAAACTCGTGATTATACGGGTGCTTTGAATGCCCTAAATGGCTCTTTACAGGCTTTGAGTCGTGATATTGAGGGTCAAACCAATGTTTTAAACAACAGTTTAAACCTTGGGTTTGCAGGTTTGTCGGGTAGATTGGGCGATTTGATTGCAAAGGTCGATAAATTAGGTTCCGGCAATGGCGGCGGTGCAGGCGGAAGCGGTGGCGGTGGAAATGTTGCCAGTGGCAACGGTTCCGCGGCCAAAGCTTCGGGCGAAGGCGACGGTCAATCTGATTTGGAAGCATTTTGTAAGAAACATCCCAATACCCTTACTTGCGCGGAATTTAACGGCAATATGCCCGAAGAAGGCGACTTTTCGGGACTTATCCCGAAAAAAGAAGTGCCGATTGGCTGGAAATTTGAAGATTTTCTGAAAGGCTCTTCGGCTAAGTGCCCTGCTCCGATGAAATTTAACACAATGGTCGGCGTAATAAGCCTGAGTTGGGACGGTTTTTGCGAGTTCCTCCGTATGGTTCGCGGTTTTGTCATCATGGCCTCATCTGTTACCGGAATCATGATTGTGCTGAAAGGACAATAAAATGCCTGCGTTTTTAATACCAGTCATCGGTTTTATTGCCTCGTGGGTAGTGCGGGCAATGATAGTAAAGTTTGTCGTTGCCTTCGGTATTGGCATTACGGTCTACAAAGTGTCCAGCTGGGGTATTGATGAAATGAAAAACTATTTCTATCAGGGCTATCATCAGCTTCCCGCCGCTTTGCTTGACCTGCTTAATATAGGCGGGTTTGAGTTTGGCATAGAGATTATTTTCTCGGCCATCGCCATCAGGGGCGCATTATTGGCCGTTGATTCGTTCTCAAAAATGACGATTGGGGGCAGTTGATGATTTACCTGATTACTGGCACGCCCGGCACGGGTAAAACATCTATGGCCGTTGATATGATTATAAACAACAAAGATGGCCTGTTCACAATGGAGGCGGAAGATGGGACAAAAATTGCCCGCCCGCTCTATTTTTGTCATATAGACGGTCTGGACACGCGAAAGTTTAAAGCCCACGAACTGACGGAAGAGGAATTGCAGTCTGCCCCGCTGAATGAAATTGTACCTGAAGGCTCCGTTGTTATTGTAGACGAAGCGGACTACACCTATCCCGTCCGTTCTTCGGCGCAAAAGCCTCCGCCCTATATTCAAACCTTGAAGGAATTGAGGCATAACGGCTTTACGCTGATACTTATGACCCAGCATCCCACTATGCTGGATAAGTATGTACGTAACCTTGTAGGCCGCCATATACACCTTGAGCGCAAGGTTGTTGGTACGATGAAATATGAGTTTTACCGCTGCGAAGACAGCTTAACGCCTCAAGTTTTTGCAAATACAACCAAGTCTTTTTACAAGCCGCCGAAGGAAGCCTTTAAGTATTACAAGTCGGCCAGCAAGCACATTAAATTTAAGAAAAAATTGCCTGCGGTCTTTTGGATCGTCTTTTTCTTGCTTACGGTGCTCCTATACTTCGGCCTGCCGTGGTTTGGCCGCATTTACGAAAAGGCCAATCCCGGCACGAAAAAAGAAGAGGTTGTGCAGGTTAAAGACTCTCAATCAGTTCAGCCGTCCGTTCCGGTAGAGGCCGAATTAGTCGATTTGGTAGATGTTCCTGCTATACCCTCTCCTGCTCCGTCTCCGGCGTTGCCTGAAGCGGCCGCGTCCGTGCCCGAATTCTCGGAGGCATATTATCGGCCGCGTGTCGAGGGCATGCCCGAAACCGCGCCGATTTACGACGGCATTAGGGCTGTAAGCCGCATGGAAAGCGTGGCCGCCTGCATCAAAGGAAGCAAAGGCTGCGATTGCTATACTGATTTCGGGACGAAAGTTTCAATCAAGCCTGAAACCTGCCGCGATTGGGCAGAGAACGGCCTGCCGTTCAATCCGTACAGGCGGGAAGGGGTAAGCATGGCCGAAGGCCAAAACGCCCGCATTTCGCAACCTGACGCGAATACGGGCGGGGGTGGGGTTTATGTGATGGGCGGGAAAGACAAGCTTACCCTTCTGCCTGACTATTCAAAAGGCCCATCGGCTCAATAAAGACAAAAGCCGCTTGATAAATCAGGCGGCTTTTGTTTTACTTCTTTTGTTTTAACACACAGCCGCCGAAGCGGCTGAAGTATTTAATTTACTATTGTTATTTTATGCTGTCAACAGCTTCTGTTAGCCTGTCTAAAAAATAGCCGTTGTACCATTCGGAATACCAATCGCCGCACCAATCTTCAAGGCTTTCTAATTCTTCATCTGATAAATCTGCGCCGCCTAATGCTGACGTGCCGCAAATTTCTATGATGTCGTCTGCTTCTAGCCATGTATTTATGCTTGCTTCGTATGATTCAAAGATTTTGCCTGAGTTTGTATTAAGGTAAAGTCTTGAATAGCCGTCGAATCCTCTTAAGGTAGATACGTAGTAATCCCAAACTACTTTGTGATTATTTTTAATGTCCATAATTTCGTCTACGTTCATATTTTTAAGTGTTTTGCTGTTCATTTCTAAATTCCTAATATTGGGTGGGTGGCGGCCGTCTTGTAACGGTTTGAATCTGATACGTCGTCATTTTGTTTCGGAATTTTTGCGGAAGCAATCCCCTTCCGTGATAAATTCGAAAAAAATGGCGGGATTCAAATTGTGTAAAGGCGGTTGCCTTGGGTGGGTCGCCCTGCCTGCCCTTTCGGGCAGGTTCGGGCTTTAAATTACTCTTGGCCTTCAGGCTGGTTGAAAACAAGTTCTTCCTGTTTTTCAATCCCTGCGTTTTCCTCCATGAGGCGATTAAATCGGCTCATGGCGCGGGTATGGTAAAACTCATAGCCTCGGCTGTTGATTCCGCCCGCTGCGTGTGCGCCTTCGAGGTAGCCTAAAAATTCGCAGGTATACAGGATGTCGGCACATTCCAAATCGTTCAGATAATTATGGACTTTTGTCCAAATTTCAGCCGTTTTAAATACAATCGGTTCTTTCAAATCTTCACACATTTTTAAAGCTCCTATGACAAAAGGTTGGTATTACCGCCCTGCCCGGCCTCTTTTGGAAGGGTTGGTTAGCGGTGGGCGAACCGTCCCGGAGAAAGGCAAACTTTTCCGCCTCGGAAATGTCAGGCATCTTCCGGAATGGGCGGCTTTGGGTAGGGCGTGCCGCACCAGTAAGCCGCTGCGTAAGGCCGTCAAGGGGGAAGCTTTGTAAAGACGAAACGCTTTATCTCGTCTTTACGAATACCCCCTTGACGGACTGAAGCGGCGGCTTACCCTGCGGCCAAAAGCCCGAACCAAAGCCGCCCATGAGGAAGATGCCGTTTCCTTGGGTAACGGTTGCGTTTCGGGCGCGTTGGAACAACGCGCAACCAATCCATGCGAAGCATTCATAGCGTGCCGCAGGCGCGCCGTACCAAGCGAAGTGCGGAGCATAGGAAGCATGAAGCTTACAGACGGCCTTTATGCGGATACATCGCCGTTTTGTTTCGGGATTTTTGCGGAAGCAATCCCCTTCC